TACCCGGTCAGGTAGCGGAGCATCGCCTGCGGGGTCATGCCCGACTTGAAGTCGTAGGTGCTCTCCCGGACCTCGGTGGTCCAGGTGAAGTCCTCGACGTAGTCGACTCCCCCGTTGGCAGGCGCGATGGTCAGGCCGTCGGCGTTCCGGCCGTAGATGCGGGTGACGAGGGACGTGGTGTCCTCTCGCTTGGTTGCCGACGTGATGCCTTTGACGTAGTCGAAGTACGTGCCCCGGTCACGGCCACCCTGATCCAGCAGGTGTACGAACTTGTTCCGGTCGTCGAAGACCAGGTCACCCCCGTAGATCTTGGCGATCTGCTGCAGGAGGCCGAGCACCGTGGTCTTCTCCGACTCCCAGCCGAGGATGCCCACGGGGTCGACCTGACCGACGAACCAGTCGGTGCCTGCCAGTGCTGCGGTGATGGCGTCTGCTGCCGACAGGTTCCACGTCTGCGCTGCGATCTCGCCTGCGTACAGGAGGTCGTACCAGATGCGCTCGCAGTAGACGTCGACGACTGCCGTGCCCCGGCTCTTGGTGGTCGTGACCGCGCGAGCCGTGTAGAGCTTGCCCTTGAACGAGACCGGCATCTCGGCTTCGATCAGTGTGGCCTTGGGATCGGTGAGTGCGACAGCGAACTCGAGGGTAGACTCGTTGCTGGAGTTGTCGAAGGTCCGGCACTTCAGCAGCGTGTCCTGGAGAAGGACCCCTCCCCCGCTGGGGATGGCCAGCAGCGGGTCGAGGGAGAATGGCTCGACCGGGAGGGTGCTGGGCAGGGGAGGGGTCGCAGGAGGAGCCGTGCTGAGCAGGATCTCGTCGACGTAGCTGGCCAGGGTGGACAGCGTTACCTCGTACTGGATCCATGCCGCGTTCGGCTCGGTCGCGATGTCGGCAAGGTTCTTCCAAGCCGACCAGGCCGTCAGGTTGGCGGAGGTACGGTAGCGTACCGTCGCGCCAGACCCGTTGACCGTGATCTGGGGGATGTCGGTGCCCCACTGACCCGGCATGGCACGGGTCTGCAGGACGACAGGGACGCTGGCAGTCGGCCGCACAGAGGCACGGCCAGAGACGGTCGTGCAGTCGGTCCCAGTCGCCTCCAGGGCACCGTTGGCGAGACGGTTCCGGAGAGCCCACTGGCCTGCGTTGCCGGAGAACGGGGCGACGACCACGACCTCGTCGAGGATGGCCTGAGCGTAGAAGCCTGCAGGACCGAAGCCCGACTCGAGATGCGCGACGCATGCGTTGTTGAGGCTGGCCACACCAGAGGCAGACGCCGACGTGCCGTCCGACAGCTTGACCGCGTGAACCGACCACGTGCCGAGGGTCACGTCCATGACCGCGCCGATCCAGAACCACTCGTTCGGGGTGATCTGGAAGCCGGTCAGGTAGCTGTTGACCTGCTCGACGCCTGCGTTGTTGTAGAAGCGGTAGTTGACCAGGTCGCCCGACCCGCTGTGGTTCACGGCGATGTGGAACAGGGGTGCTGCGGCTCCGCCACGGGTCGAGACCACGGGGGACCACTGCTCGGTGTTCTTGCCGTTGTACCAGGCACCCACCATGACCGAACCCGTGGTCGGCCAGAGCGTGCCGTCGTTCTCGACGTGGACGTACGACTGCTCGCTGATCCCGAGGTTGTTGATCCGGAGGCCAGTGCCCCAGCGGTTCGCCACTGCGACGGCCGACGTGCCACCGTACTTGACCGCTGTCGCTGTGCGGTTCTTGCCCGACGCGTCAGCGATGGGACGGTCGACGCTCGAGCCGACGAAGCTGTCCATGCGGAGCAGGAGCTGGGTGACAGCATCCGGATCCCACTCACCGGTCCAGTCCCCACGACTGGTCGTCCGGCTGTACTCTGCCATTAGATTCTCCTTGAGGGCACCGTGCCGACCGCCTCGGTGAACGTGCCACCCGAGATGCTGATCGGAACGTTGATGGTATCGATCCCCTCGATACGCTGGAAGGCCAGGAAGCGGTCGGCGATGTTGCGCACCTTGGCACCCGTGGCCGTGGTCTTGATATAGAAGTCCATCTCACCGAAGTCGAGCACCAGGGTCTGTGCTGCGGTCAGCGGGCCAGACACTTGAGTTGCCCCGACGGTAAGGGTCTGCGCGGCCGACAAAACTCCGCGGAACTCAATTACAGGGTAGTAGCTGGTGTTCCCCTCTCCAACCAGGGTCATAGCGCCAGCGACTGAGAGAGCCGTGGGGTCGCTAACAGAGACCCCGTAGGGGTTGGGGGTAAGGATGGTGGCCTGGGACGCCAGGCGGCAGACCCCGTCCTGGGCGAACCATACGACCTTGTCCCGCTCCCAGGGCACGGGGCTGGCGAGGATGCCCTGCCACACCCAGTCGGCTCCTGCTGCGTTCGGGGTGAAGTCCTGCAGGCCGTGGAGGAGCGGGTTGAGGGCCATGGAAACCATGTCGGCCTTCGCCATCACGTCATCCACGTTGTCGCCAGTCAGCTCGAGGTTGAACACCCATTCCGTCTCCGTCATACGGGCGGAGATGAGCTGAGCACCGTCACCCCCAGGCAGAGCCTCCGTGGAGAGCTCTACCGGGAGGGACGGCCACTCGGTCAGGATGGCCTTGAAGCCGTCGATGTCGGACGTGTCGAAGGTACCGAGCTTGAAGCTCATGCCAGGACTCCCTGTGCTCGGAGCTCACGGGTCATGTCCGTCTTGAGCTGGGTGGAAAGGGTACGGATGTCACGGTCGTCCCGGACGCTCATCTCGGCCACACTGACCAGCGGACCGCTGATGATGACCTGCTGACCGCCTGCTGCTGCGTTCGGTGTGGCCGTGTAGCTGGCCGGAACCGCGTTGGACGTGGTGGTCAGCGTGTGCGAGACAGCCGACTTCACCGACAGCGGGGTCAGGGTGGCCTCGGTCATGATCTTCTTGTTCATGTCGTCGATGGGCTCGAGGGCTGCGTCCTCGTTCTGCTCGACACCGACACCGACACCAGCGGGGAGCTGGACACCGACCTCCTTGGCCATCCGCCTCGAGGGCGACTTGATGCCGAAGAAGGACTTGATGCCGCCCATCACGTTGTTGACGAACCCGCCGATCTTACCCATCAGCCAGCCCGCTGCGTTGCTGATACCCTGCCAGAGACCCTGGATCAGCTGGAGGCCGACCCGAGCGAGCTGAGGCACAGCACCCAGGATGGCACCGACGATGCCGCCGATGATCTGCGGGATGGCTCCTACGATCGTGCCGATGATCTGGGGCAGGGCCGTGATCAGCGACGTGATGAGCTTGATGCCAGCGTTGATCAGCATCGGGATGTTGTTCAGGATCGCGGAGATCAGCGACGTGATGATCTTGGGGATCGCACCGACGATGGCCGTGATGATGGCAGGCAGGTTCTGCACCAGGCTCGTGATGAGCTTGATACCAGCATCGATCAGCAGCGGGATCGCTCCCAGCACTGCGTTGATGATGGCGTCGATCAGCGTCGGCAGGACCGCGACCACCTGAGTGATGATCGTAGGCATGGCCTGGATGATCCCGTTGAAGAGCTGAACCGCTGCGTCGAGCAGCATCGGCACACCCGTGATGATGAACTGCACGATGGCGTTGATAATCGTGGGCAGGTACGCGATGAGCTGCGGGAGAGCGGTCATGATGCCCTGCATCAGCCCCGTGATGATCTGGAGGCCAGCCTCGAGGAGCATCGGGAGCGCGTTGACCAGAGCACCGATCATGCTCAGGACACCGTTGATCAGCAGAGGGATCAGCGTCGGGAGAGCCTGCGCGATGCCAGAGGCCAGCGCGACGATCGCCTGCACGCCTGCGGTGATCAGCTGAGGACCCAGCTCCACCAGCGTCTGCACGAGCTGGATGAGGCCAGGCACCAGAGCGGTGATCAGGCTGGGGAGTGCCTGCGTGATGCCGGTCAGGAGACCGCCAACGAGGGCCACACCAGCGTTGAGCAGAGCGGGGATGGCGGAGGCGACGGCCTGCACCAGCGACCCCATCATCTCGCCGAGCTTGGGACCCAGCGTAGCGATGTTGGCACCGATGTTCTCGATGACCGGGGTGACGTTGTTGATGACCAGCTCGAGGGACGTGATCACGTCGCCTGCCAGCTTAGCCACGTCAGCGTCCGCGCTACCCAGGCCGATCAGCAGGTTGTCGAAGGCACCCTTGAGCATGCCGACGGAACCACTGATGGTCTCGGTGGCTTCCTTGGCGGTCGTGCCAGCGATGCCCATCTCGGTCTGGACAGTGTGGATAGCTTCGATGATCTTGTCGAACGAGACTTCGTCGAGGTTGGAGGCCGTAGCCTGGAAGCTGTCGCCCATGACGCCTGAGTCGTTGACCAGGCGGGCCATCTCCTCGCGGGTGCCACCGTAGCCGAGCTTCAGGTTGTCGAGCATCGTGAAGTTCTGCTTCGCGAAGCCCTGGTAGGCGTTCTGGATGTCTGTGATGTTGCTGCCGAACTTGTTGGCGTTGTCGCTCATGTCGACCATCGCCATGTCGGCCACGTCTGCGGCCTTAGCCGTGTCACCGCCGAGGCCCTGCAGGAGCGAGGCAGAGAAGCTCGTCACCTGGGACATGTACTCGTTGGCGCTCAGGCCAGCGGTCTTGTACGCGTCAGCTGCGTACTGCTGCATCTTCCCGGCCGAGTCCTTGAACATGGTCTCGATGCCGCCGATGTTCTGCTCGTACTGAGCATACTGGTTCACGACTCCTGCCGTGAGTGCCCCGCCAGCGGCGACTGCTGCCGTTGCGAACCCGACCAGGGCCACACCAGCACCCTTCAGTCCGCCGCTGACGAGGCCTCCCAGCTTGGAGTCGGCCTTGCCAGCTTCGTCACCGACACCGGCGAGTCCCTTCTGGACATCGCTGGCTCCGTCAAGCGAGAGCTTGATCCGGACGTCGTTATCAGCTGCCATTGTCTTCTCCTTCCTGCTGGGTTACTACTCGGGGGTCGGGAGTCGTTCGCCGTGACCCTGGCTGAGCCAGTAGATCCCCATCCCGGGATCAGGTCCGTGGCCCTTCATGTGGGAGTCGATGGCACCCTTGTTCTGGGTCCTCCACATCTCCTGCCCGTGTGCGATGGCCTGCATCGCGGGGCAATCGAGGCTCCAGGCCGTGTAGTCTTCGACTGTCTCTTCCCGACCGAGTCTTGAGTTGTGCAAGTGCTGGCTGAGGGGTCTCCCGCATCCGGGGCACTTAGTCTCCTTGAGTGACTTCCACTGAGAGACGACCTCGAGGTCTATCTCTGTCCAGGTGTCAGGCCGGTCCTCGTCAAGGAGGCGAACCGGGGACCGACCTGACACCAGGGCCATGTCCAGCAGGAGTGCTAGTCGCGGCCCGATTTCGTAGGGCGGATCGTGACATCGCCCGACGAGTTCTGCCAGCTCATGAAGGCGTTCACGAGCGAGTGGAGCTGAGCTCCGCCGATGACGGCCTGCGGGCCACCCTTGGAGGACACAGAAGCACCGGTCGTGATCAGCGGCTCGGGCTGGACCCACGTCTCATCGTGAGTCTCGTCCCAGTCGTCCGGCTTGACGGGGTCCTGCCCGAAGAGGCCGATGAAGACCTTCGGGAGAACCTTCTCGTACTGCTCGACCGGGCTGAGGTTGGACTGCTTCATCAGCATGCCCCACTCCGCCAGATCGAGCTTCCGGTACTGCACCCAGATCAGCCGCTCCTTCGGCTTCAGCGCTTCCGCCTTGTCCTCGAGCTGCTGGATGTTGTCACCGAGGAAACCCCCGGCGATGTTGCTGAGTGCCTTCGCCTGCAGAACCTCCTGCTTGGCTGCCTCGTACTCCGGAGAGTACTTGGCACCGAGGTCGACCTCGAGGGTCAGAACGTCCTGACGACGCTCCTCGACTGCCTGCATGAGCTCTTCGTAGCTGCTGAACGTCATTTCTGTGTCCTCCTTGGATGTGGCCGGGTTATGCCGCTGCGATGGCGACCGGCTTGGTGGAGCGGGCCAGCACAGTCACGTGTGCCGTGATCGCGACGAACGTGTTGTTCGCCTCCGCGGGGTCGATCGAGGTGATGATGACCTTCCACACCCAGATGAACTGACCCGTGGCAGGGTCGGTCTCGTGGGGGAGGCCATCGCGACGCCAGATGTAGACCACGTCGCCGACGTTGAGGCCGTTGATGAGGTCCTCGTCGTCCTGGCCCGTGGCCTTGATGAGCAGGTCGTCGATGGAGTGGGTCGTGCTGCCCGGGAGCTGCTCGCTGGCCGGGTCGCAGAGCCAGTCGATCGACTCGCTGTCGGTGCTGGACGTGCCGTTCATCGTGGTGATGGAGCAGTCCAGGCCGATGCCCGCGTCGATCTCGGCGAGCTTCGGGTTGTTGATGTCGATGACGGCCGGAGCCACACCGACTGCGACGTTGCCCCGGCTGATCTGCGTCGCCGGGTTCCACTGGGTGAGAGGCATGGTGCCTTCCTTCCTTACTTGGAGTCCGAGGTACCCGGCTTGGGTCCCTGGTTGACCGGGGTCGACGGGTCGACGACCTCGGAGAGCGGTTCGGGCTTGCGAGGCGCGTAGGTACGCACCGACTCGCCCGCCTTCAGGTCTCGCACCTTCCGGTGGAGCTTCGGGTTGTAGTTCTTGTCGGAGATGGCCGTGTGGATGCCGTTCTCCTTGAGCTCCACGACGATGCCGTGGGTGCTGGGCTTGATTTCGCTCATGAGAGACCTCCTGTGTTGATCTGAGCGGTGACCTGGGTCTCGTAGTGGCCCTCGACCTGAGCGCCAGAGTATCCCATGGACGTATCGAGGGTGGATCCCCCGACGTACTTGCCCTGGATGGCCAGGATGACTTCCTTGGCGAGGTTGAGGCTTGCTGCCACTGACCCCGCAGCACAGTAGAGGGCGAACTGGTTGTCCCAGGCCAGGGCATCCCCGTTGAGCGCCACGTCCTCGTGATCGATGATCAGCGGACGATTCACCACGTAGGGGACCTTCGCGTTGGAGGGTGCGTAACCCTCGTAGTACGGGAGGCCTGCTGCCTGGATCAGCCCGCCGATGTCGCTCATGCTGACGCTCATCAGATCCCCAGACTGTCCGGGTCGAAGCCCATCTCAGCGACCTGACCCCGCAGGATCTTCGCCGCACGGGTGTGGAAGGGGCGAGCACGCATCCTCGAGGTTCCCAGGGCCACATAGACCGCATAGTTGACGGTCGGGCCGATGAGGTACGTGTCCTTGCCTGCCGTCTCGGCCGTGGTGCTGTTGAGCATGGTGGCCGTGTCGACTGCGTGGACCGCCTGGATCTCCTTCTTGACGATACCGACGCCGACCTGCGACAGCCTGCGAAGCTCGGTGCTGCCGATCGGCTTCTTCGATGCCTTGGCGTAGCGGGAGGCGAGCTGACCCATCGTGATTGCCATTAGAGTCCCTCCTTGCCTTCCTGGTTGACCTTGTGGAAGTCGCTGGCGACTGCCTTGCGCAGAACAGCGATGCCGTTCTGGGAAACCTTGTCGATCAGGAGCCGCTTGCCCACGAGGGACGGCTCCGTCGCTGCCTTGGTGACCTCGACTGCCTGGCCGGGGTTGAGCACCGTGCCGACAGGAACCTTCACCGAGTAGATGTTCTCGACCGTGGACTCGACTGCGTTCTGCAGGGTCGTGGTCTGGACCAGAGCCGGAACGGGAGTCCCGACAGGCGTCGTCTGGCGTACGACCTGGATCCCGATCGTCTCGGGCTCAGCCACATCCAGTACCTGGACCTCGTCGACGAGCAGGAGAGCCAGCAGGCGGCTGGACTCAGCTAAGGTCTGTGTCGACATCGCCGTAGCCATGCTGGTCTCCTCTCATGTCGGTGTGGCGGACGTGGGGTACGTCGGGGATGGTCACCCGCTGCAGGATGCCGTTCCCCGTCGCGTTGCAGATGACGCTCTGCGAGCGATAGTAGGCGGCGAGGGCACGCCAGTCCGGTGCGTCGACCGCGATCGACGTGCCCTCGCTGGAGGTCTGTCGCACCACGGGCTGAGCCATCAGGAACCCGAGCAGCGTGAGAGCGGCGAAGTAGACGTCATACGTCACCTCATAGCCCTCTTCGCCCGGCCAGATGCCGAAGCTGTCGGGGACCTGTGCGCCAGTGAGAGCCGCCTGCTTCTGTGTCTCCGTCAGGAGCGTGAAGCCGGGAAGGTTCTGCAGCAGCGCGTTCAGCTCATCCATGATGTGTTAGTCCTCCTTGGTGTGGCAGGTCAGTCGGTGTTCGACGTGAACTGCGAGGCGAACGAGAAGTCCGGCATGTAGTACTGCTCGGCGTGGTCGGCGTTCCACGGGGACGCGATGGGGTCTCCCGGGTGCCAGAGCTCGAAGGAGTACGCGTAGTTGCCCGTGGCCGGAACCGTCAGGTACTTCGCGACGCCATGCTGCTCGTCGTTGAAGGTCTGGCTCGAGACGATCGAACCCGAGCTGTTGCGCAGATAGATCGTGATCGCGTAGGCCAGGTTCTGCCAGTGGCCGCAGTAGCCAGGGTGGTAGTACTGGCTCGTGAACTGGTTGAGGATGATGCGGTTCGAACCCGAGACCATCTTGCGCCACGTGTAGTAGTGCTTGATGGATCGCGCGTTCTCATGCGCACCCCAGCCACCTGTGAGGGTGACGTTTGCGATGAAGTTTGCCATGATGGCGTTTCTTGCCTTTCGTACGGATGAGGGGCAGAGCAGGACCCGCCTACCCTGCCCCTCGTTAACCCCGAGTCCGGCCGGACTAGGAGGTCTCTTCCGCCCGAGCCTTCGCCCGGTCGTTGATGCGCTTCTCGATGGCCGCAGCACCCGAGAGCGCTTCCCGCTGACCGAGGTCGACGTTGCGGGCTGCGATGGCCTTGTCCTTCGCCTTCTTGGCTGCCTTGGCGTTCGCCTCGATGGTCTTGGCGGCTCGCGCCTTGACCTCTCGACGGTTCGCGTCGTACTCAGCCTGCGAGGGACGACGGGACGGGGTCTTGACCTCGACGACGACCTCGTCCACCTCAGGGGTGTCCTGTGCGTCGCTCATGATCAGACGTCCGTTGCGGGAACACCGTCGGCGTCGACCGGGTCGGTCGGCGCGATGATGGCGAACGGGTAGTCCGAGGCCGAGCCACCGACGCGAGCGGTCGAGTAGGCCGTCGCGTAGGCCACACGGAACTTGAACCGCAGGGCGACCATGTCGCGCTCGGCGAGGTTGATGCCGCCGACCGTGGCCTCGGTCAGGAGCTTGACCTGCACGTCCTCACGGATGCCGATGCGGACAGCGTCCCGGTCACCCGCCAGGAGCAGGGCCTCGTCGCGGTCCCAGCCACCGTTCTTGATGTAGTGGAGGTCCTGGCCGTAGATCGAGGCCGTGTTGTTGTCCGAGCGGAGGCCGTCGAGGTAGATCGGCGAACCGTCGGAGTCACGCAGGCCGCGGAGCTTGCGACGCAGGAAGCGACCGGTGAAGGCCACGTTCACGTCGAACTCGTCGTCCTCCACCAGGCCGAAGGCCTCGTTGATGTCGTCCGCGAGGTCGATGCTGGCCGTGCCATCGGGGAGGAAGCCCTCGACGATGTAGTTGCCAGCGGCGATGGCACCGGGCACGAGAGCCGGGTCGAGCCAGGTCGCGGGCTTGTTGACGCCGAAGAAGACCGCAGCGTCGAGCACGCGACCGAACTCCTGCGCGACCAGCGGGCGAACCTCGCCCCAGAGGTCGAACTTCGAGTCGGCGATGGTGTTCTCGTGGACGGGGATGATGACGGCCATCTCCTCCGCGATGAGCTCCTTGTTGCCCCACGTCACCTTCGAGGTCGGCTTCACGCCGGACGCGTCGGTGCTGTTGTGGTCGGAGACCCAGCCAGCGGTCGGGAGGCTCGCGAGGACCGGCTGACGCTGGACACCCGCGGACATCCGCGTGGTCGTGAACGCCGACAGGGCCGCGGAGGTCTGGACCTCGGGCTTGATGATGGAGTCGAGCTCCTGGGTGGCGAGAAGGGCCAGTGCATCGGCCCGCGAGATGTCAGCCATGTGACTGACTCCTTCCTGGCCCGTAGGCCGTTGGTGGTCTTAGCTCTTGCTGCCCCGGAAGGCGGCACGGATGAGGTCGTTGGGGTCGTGCTTCGGCTTGCCCTGGCCCTCGGGTCCGCCTCCACCGAGTGCTGCTGCCGTGGCGGAGGGGTTGTCCTTGTGCCACTGCTTGACGAGAGCCTCGATGTCGTCCTCGGTCTCGAAGAGGGACTTCGTGAAGGTCCGGCTGTCGAGTGCCTTGGAGATGGGACCGCCTGCTGCGAGGAGGAACGCTTCGAGCCGGTCGTACCGCGTCTGGAGAGTTGCGAGGGCCTCAGCCGTGGGACGAGCGTCCAGCTCTTCCTGCAGCTTGGTGGCCTTACCCGCGCTTGCACGGGCCTCTGCCAGTTCGGTCGCCTGCGAGGCGTTCTTCGTCTTCAGCGCTGCGAGTGCCTTGACGAGCTTGTGAGTCTCCGGCAACTGAGTGTCGTCGGTGATCTCGACCTGCTGCTGCGAGCCGTTGGCTCCCGTTTCGGGAGTGGTCTGCTGCTGCTGGTCCTGCTGCTCCTGATCCTGCGTTTCGCCGGTGGAGCCGTTTTCCTGCTGTTCGGTAGGCATTTCGCCGTCCCTTCGTGTAGTTTAGCGTATGAGGCCTGCGGACGCAAACCCTATTCTCCCCTCGGCGCGTCGCCTAGCGTTGCTAGGTGAGCGTCAAGGCCTCCCCAGGTCGTGTGGCCTGGGAATGATTGCGGACCCAGTTCGGGTCGTAGTAGATGTTGCCGTCAGGGTCCAGCGACCCCTTGTAGCGCACCCTGCTAGGCAAGGTAGGAGCCAGGGTGCATCGGCCGTTCGGGTGGTCTCGAATGTTGGAGTACTCTACGACCATCCCGTCCCGCTCCTTGCACCAGGCACAGGTCCTCGGGCCGAACTCGACGCTCCAGAGCATCACCAGGTCCAGGCCTCGGGTGCTGTCCCACTGGTTCTTCCAGTAGGCCGACACGGTCTCGGTGCGAGCCAGGCGGGTCAGCTTGTAGAAGCTCCGCTCCAGCCCTGCCCGCAGCATGGCCCTCGCCGCGTCCTTGGCGTTGAGTCCCGAGGCCACACTAGCCCGGAT